TGAAATGTCTGTGCCATTTTGTGATTTAATCGACCCAACCAGTGTTGAACCTCTATAAAATTCAAGAATCCCACCGTCACTTGTAAGGCGTGAGAACCTTGCAACAATGTTGCCATCATTAGTGGCGGTCATATAGTTGTTATTGATGAAATCAAAGCCTTGCGTTGTTACACCATTAGCAACACTCGTCTTTCCCAGCATCAGATTTTGCGAACTATCTATTCGGGCGGCTTCTGTGCCGCCAGTAGTCATATACATATACTGGCTGTTACGGTCTAAATAGAAACCTTCTCCAGCTACACCAGCGGCGTTAAAGACCCCAGAGCCATTTGCATCCTGATATAGATAACCACTATAAGAAGAACCACTTTTACTCCATTTCAATCCAGCATCACTAGAATGTAGTATTTCAACCTTTTCACTTGGAATTGTAGTCCCAATGCCCACGTTCCCAGACCCATCAACAGTTAACTCATCGTGGTTATCAAGGCCAAGTGTAGCCAGTGAAGCACCTACGTTGGTAACGTCAAACGTACCAAAGGCCACAATGTCCACAGTATCATTCAGTGCTGCACCTGTTGTCAGAACAACATTAGCACCATCTGTAGCTGTAAAGTCAGTACCAGCAATTAGCTTAACACCATTGAGGTAAACATCTACATAACCAGCATCATAGGTAGCAGCAAAGCTAGTCTGCCCAGATGTTGCTGTGTAGGTCTGACGCTCAGATGTACCATTGACAGACGAACCAGCATTAACAAAGCCAGAACCGTCATACACCTTCATCACATCGTTAGTAGTATCAAACCACAAGTCACCCTCTGTAGGTGATGATGGGGCTGTTGCTGAGATGAAGTATGTATTAGCGAATGAGTTAATGTCAGTGAGATTAGTTGCAACAGTGTTGACGTTAGCAATGTCTGTGCCGACAAGGTTTACGTTAGCAATGTTGTTAGCCACTACGTCAATCTCTGAGGTGGCCTCATTCAGATCGTTAGCTACTGTAACTACTTTAGCTACTTCAGCCGCAATTGCTGATATGTTAGATGCGTTTGTAACAGCAGCAGTAACATCAGCAGCAATGCCAGCCACGGTTGTAATGTTAGCAGAAATGCCAGCCGCAGTTGTTACATTAGAAGATATGCCAGCCACAGTAGTTATGTCTGCGCTAGACATACCAGCTACAGTTGTTACATCACTATCAATAGCTGCAACAGAATTTACGTTAGCAATGTTAGCTGAGACTGTACCAATGTCAGTAGCATCTCCAGCTACCGCAGTAATGTCAGCAGATATTCCAGCAGCCGTTGTTACATTTGCAGAGATGCCTGATACTGTAGTTACATCGCTATCAATGCCAGCAACAGTGTTAATATTAGTAGTGTTGCCAGCAACGGTGTTAATGTTAGCTGTATTGCCAGCAGTTGTTGTGACGTTAGCAGCAATGCCTGACACTGTAGTTATGTCAGAAGCAATAGCAGCCGCATCTGTAATAGCGTCAGTAGCTACTGTGCCATCTTGTATGTCAGCAAGTGTGGCAATGTCAGCAGCAGCAGCAGCAACAGTAGTTACGCCAGCAGTAGATGGGCCATTGACAAGATCACCAGTTGTTGCGTCAAACGCAAGCACCTTACCCCTGCGAGACGCAAGGTCAGGCAATGTAAGATTAGCATCAGCGTCATAATCAGTTAGCTGCAATGCGCGATCGACCTGATCTTTGAGGTCAGCAGATACAGCCGTAAAACGATCAAGCTCTGTGTTCAGTGATGTTACATCAAATGGGCCAGATGTAGGAAAATCTGTAGTACGTTCAAGCGTTAGGTCGCGTGTAAGAACAACGCTACTACCACCAGATATGCCGGTGACTGACATTGTAACTGTGCCACCTGTGCCGCTGCCGCCGCTTACTGTGTAATCTGTTGTGATGGTCTTGAGAACACCATCGACATAAACATTGACATCGCCTTCCTCAAAGAAGTCAAAAGGCACAGTAAAGCTAGACTGTGTAACCCCAGCGGCCACAGTGTAAATTACTCGCGGTGAATTATCGCTCAAGTTTATTGTCATAGTATCCCTCTATCATGCAGTAATGCATTTCTCCACGCACAATTAACGGCCAGCATTCCACAGATCCCTTGCCGTTCCGGCAATGTATGGCAGACCTATAAATGGCAGCGTATAAAACAAATCCTTACTTGCTGTAGCGTTGTTGCCATTGCTGTATTCTCTGGCAACGCGGTACATATCCTGCGCCAATCCAACAGGCGCACCAAATGGCTCAGTAACAAAGTTACCAAACCTTTTGTTAATATCTGGATCGATGTATTTTGGCGGTATGGGTGATGATGTTGCGCCAATCATGCCGCTATTCACGCCCATAGACAGACCCATATAGCCAAGATCAGTGTAGATGCCCAGCAATCCGCTGTGGTCTACCACACGCGCCACTGTTTCTACGCTGTCAGCACCACGCCACCATGACTTATCTTTCATTTCGAGTGACAGGTAAGACATGCCAAGCAATGCAATCACACCTTGTGCATTATGCAGCCGGTTAGGATCACGCAGCACATTGACGATCTTGTTGTTTGCACCAAAAGCAAAGTTCATGAACGTGAAAGGCAGCGTCATAAGCTGGCTGTCCATGCGCACCATCTTCTGCCCTGCGGTAGACACGCGATCCTCGATCTTGAATGACTCAGGCCATAGCTTGCGTGCTTGCTGAAAGAATGAGTTGTCTTTCATATACAGCAAGCCATCCATAAACTGCGGCTTATCAAAGGTTGTCGCCATGATAATAGTGTTATTAGCATGAGCATCGATAGCTGCCTGATATGTACGCAATGCACGCCTTGCTTGCGCTGTATCTTGCGGCCATTTGTCAGTTGCACTGAAGTGAAAGTCAGCACTTGGATGACGCTCAACAGGCATCTTGGCAATATACTCAGCCATCTCCTGATCAATGCCATAGCGTGCCATGAACTCGGTATCGAACTTGTTGATCTTGCCCACAGCCATTTTGCGTGACAGCTTGAAAAACTTGTCTTGAACCAGTATCTGATCAAGCGTCTTGCCACCAACAGTGATTGGAGCAAGGCCGTTCATTGTGTAAAAAGCTTTGTTGCCAATGCTGGTTGCTTTTTCAACCATGTTAGGTTTGATGCGCTTTACATTGTCAGACAGGATTTCACGCGCAATTACATTGCGAGTAATATCAAGCACCTCACCTGCCATGTTGATCTGACGAAACACTTTACTTGTGTAACCCATGTCACGGACACCAGACCATGCAGCTTTAAGGGTTGGCATGATGCCATGCGCAAGCGCAATGCTGCCAACATCCGTGATTGCAGAATAACCAGCATAAGGCAGATACACCCAGCCGGTGTATGAGCGCAAAGCCTTGACGGCTTGGTTGTCTAGCCTGTCTGGACGGCGAACAATTGACCCCATGACACGCTCATAATCACCATAGAAATCAGACTTGATGCGTGCAATGCGTTCTTCGCTAAACCCGCCTTTTTTACGAAGCGATGTTTCAATATCGCCAAGCACCTCGTCAATGTTCTTGCCACCATAGGCTTCAGCAAACGCAATCTTCTTACCCATACGCTCTATGTAGCTATAAAGAGCATCCTCATCTTTGATGATGTAGTCCATAACCTCATGCACAGGGATGTTGGTCTTGCGATTGCGCAGATGCTTGCTGCCGCCAGCAAAGTCTGCCTGCAGATTTTCAAAATCATCAGCGTCTTCTTGCAAGATACGCATAACAGAACGCTCTGCATCCTCACGCGGCGTGGTTGAGGGCATGGTTTCATCCGGCCCCATCTCAGCACGATCTTTTATGTATTGCGCCTCAAACTTTTGCGTCAATCCTTCGCGTGCCATGTCATCAGACATAAGCAATTGCTTGTTGTAAAAGATAGGGAACGCAAAATCCTGCCGTGTTGGCTTCTTCATTGCGCCTGTGAGATCATCAATTTCTTTTTTAATCTTAGCAATGCGTGCTGCACCACTTTCTAATGCTTTGAACTGTGCCTTAGATATGCCCTGCTTTGCGCCCTTGCCATCGGCATCTCTGATGCTTTTTTCTTTGGTGTTTAGTTCCTCAAGTTCTTTGTTAAGGTTGTCAATCCGTGCCTTCAATTCTTCATTGCGTTTAAACACACCAGTAAAATTGGCATCATCGTCAATCTGCTTAAACAATTCATCAAGCTGTACAATTGCGTTAGCTTGCTGCTCTGTCATGCCCTCTTGAGCCTGACGAACTAGGCGTGGGTCATCAGATTTTGACAACACCATTCGGTTGATCGTGTCACCAAGCCATTCATCATAATCTTTTGTAAACGGAGAATAAGCACCAGCAATAGATGGTGCAGTTGTGTCAATCTCACCTGTTACTTGCTGCGCGTGCAGGTCACGCAAGCCACGTTGCGTACGCATAAACGTACCGTAGAACGGCACAATGCGCATGGCTACTGATTGCTGCGCCATCCCGCTGCGGTTGCCTTGTACACTTACCGATGCGTTTGAAGTAAGCGCATGAAACATTCCTTTAACTTCTTGAGGCACGTTCTTGTCAGACAGGATGCGCTGCGATGGAGATCCAAGAGGGTTGCCAGTAACAGCATCAAAATCACCGCCAGACTGCCCAACGTAACCGTCATCGCCAGCAAGAATAATGTTACCATCTTCGTCATAAGTGTGCCGAACAGGTCTACCATTAGCAAAATCTGATGCCTTTCTTGCTGCTGACTTAATGAATGGTTTGAGGTAATGCGCTGAACTACCCAATGCACCGGAAAACACAGTGGTCATGCCGATGTTGGCTGCAGATTCCCAATCACTATCAGCATAAGCAAAGGGTGCGCGGATAGTTTCGGATGCCACACCAGCACCAAAGCCAAACTTTGCTGCAGTTTTGAAGGCATCAACACCAGTCTTAGCTACCTTAACCTGATTTAATGCAGGTATGAATAGCGCAAGATTGCTGATGTCAGTTAGTTCAGACGCAAACTGCGCCGTGATTGGCGCGTTGGCAGCTTCTTCTTTATAGAGCAGTTCTTCTGACACAGCCCCAACCAAGAAATCAAAGTGATCATCGTTCTTGGCTCTGGCTAATGTCTCATGAAAGTTCTTATGGCTCTCTGGTATGCTCTGCATACGCTGAACAAAACGATCTCTGGTAAACAGGGGATCACGCTCAACCTCTCCGAAAAGGTTTTGCTCGTCAGTGTATGTGCTGATTGGCTGATACTTGTAGGCTACATTAGCCTTAAAGCCTTCAAACCAACTGCTTGATACATTCTCACGAAAGCCAGTATCCGCTGCGATAAAGAAATCTTTGCGCCCATAGTCCATTATTTGCCAGCCTCTGCCGCTGCCTTCGCAGCATCATCAGTCGTCATGAACCTTGTAGAGTAGTTGAATGTAGCACCAGACGGTGGACGCTTTACTCTGCCCAGCTTATCTGTTGCGCCAAACCGCATGTCATATGATTGCTTCCATGCAGCCATCCAATCCGCTTCACTCATGCGCAAGGCTGTAGCGCGTGCAGAAATAATGGCTTGCGGCCCGATCTCGATCGGCCCATTAGCATCGCGTACTGGCTGACCAATTCTGTCACCAGAGGTATATCGAAGCGTATATGTGGGTAGACTGGTCGGTATGCCACTCTCAAGGCGCGTTCCGCGTCTGTCGGCTACCAACCCCACGTTTTTACCTAAGACCAGTGTGGAGCCATTCTCGGCCGTTCTAAGGCGTGTTGCAATAGTGCTACGGAAAACGTCCATCTCAACACCCTTATAGAACATCTCAGGCGCAAAGAGACTCTTGCGATTTTTCTCATACATAAGATCAGACTGCACAAAGATTTTATCTTTGGTGTCCTTGATAATCCGCATGGCTTTTTCTGCACCATGCACATAGACCAAACGCTTTGCTTGATTGCCAAAGAACACAGCCATATCAGGATCATTGCCAACAGCCTGCAATGTAAAATCTTCAAGTGCTGCTTTCAGACCTTTAGATTCTTTTCCTGTAAATTCATAAATTCTGTTTTGGATTGCGTTATCAACCTGTGCGCCACCTTCTTGCAGCGCAGATTCGGCCTCAAGGAATTGATCCATTGACATGGTTTGCCCAGACTTAGAGTAAGCATTTAGCTCCTCCCAGAACTGAACAGTCTTCACATCCAAGCCACGCGCAGCGCGAACAGTGCCGTTCTGAGCAAGTGTTGCCTGCCGGAAAAAGTTTAGATATGTCGGAATAGATTGCGGGTTTTGCTGCAGGTATGTCTTTGCAAAATCAGGCGACAGAAAATCCTTAACCACATCAGGCATTGATGTGTTGTATAGGAGAAGGTTCTGCCCTTCCTTGCTGCTTATTATTCTTTCGAGATTGTTTGCTAAATCAGATGCATTGGTAACGCCAAAGCTTTCTTTTAAAAACAGTGCTGCATCAGCTTTGCCAACAGGCGCACCATTCGCCACGTTAATAGAAACAGCAGCCACTTTGTAATCATCCTTGAACTTGTTGAATGATTCTGCCTGACGGCTTTGTGCTTTTGAAAACTCATTGCCTAACGCAGCACGAAGTTCTCCAATGCCTTCTTGTTGGAAGAATGCATCGGTAAGACCAGCAGCTTCTAATGTTGCACGAACAGATTCATTACGGATCTGGTCAAGACTACCAGTTGAAAAAGCAGTTACTCCCGCCTGCATGATATCGCCAAGAACATCATTGTCTGAGTTAGGATTAGATGGCGGCGGCACTATCTCTTTTAGGTTGCTAATAATGCGGCTTATCTGCCCAGAATGAAACGCAGTACGCGCTTCTTTCTTTAACTTTGGCACAGTGCCAACCTCTATGCGTGATGCGTATTTATCCCCAAGGCGATCAATTGCTTCAAGCGTTTGCTCTAATGCAACATAACCAGCAGGCGCATAAGATGGCTCAAGATCGCCATCGCTCGGAACTTCCACAACCCTGTCAGTAGATGCAAGGGTAAGAATGTTAGCAATACCATCATTCAACAACTCAGTGTCTGTCTGATATGCTTTGCGGTCAGCTAGATCATAAGCAATGCTGTGCAATGACGCGACATGCTCTGCACCAACTCTATCCATCATTTGCTGCATGACAGGAGCATACTTAGCCAGCTTCGGGTCTTGCGAAACAGCTTTGATCTGACCAGATGTGGCAGCTTCCCAATCACCTAGGAAGCCAGCAGAATCCCCACGCTCTTTGTATTTGCCATATAAAGCCTTGCCTGTGTTTGTTGCATCGAGCGCAAACTGCTTTACATAGTTTTCCTGCAAGCCAAGCTCTGCAGTCTGCCGAGCAACAGGACTAAAGGTAGCTGGCATTTCAACAGCTTCGTAATTCCCTTCATCATCTTTGCCGATGACAGACATTTTGGCAAAGCTATTGCCCAATGCTTTTTGCTGCACCTTGGCTTCTTGATAGCCCATCTCGAAGATGCGCTGCCCTGCGGTTGCAACCCCAGCCCATGCTCTTGACGCAGCCTCTGCACCAGTAGCGCGAACCACACCTACTGGCTGATTAAAGACCTGCGACTTTTGATATCTTTTTATCTCTGCCATTACGTCACCGTTACAGGCGTTACCTGTTGCATCTTGTGAAAGCCCATCGCCATTGATGATGCTGTATTAAACATGCCAGCCATCATAATCGATGATGCAGCAGATCTGCTTTCATCTGCAGCAGATCGATACTTGCCCGCGCTAAACAAAGTCTGTGCTGCCATTCGGTTCAACTCATCTCTGTTTGCATCCTTTGCTTTCTTCTTGATTGCGCCAGCACTGCGGTCACTCAATGCGCGGTTGTTAATCGCAAGCGCACCATCCATCTCAGACTCAAATGCAAAATAAGCAGACCTGCGCTCATTGTGCATCTGCATGCCTTTTACTTCTTCAATCTTTGCTTGGAACTCCTGACGCTCTGCTTGCCTACGCTGTGCGCGTGCAGCAGACGCAGCACTCATCATCCCACCCATTGCACCAAGTATTTGACCTGCAATCATAAACGACATTAGAAAGATACCTCTGTTATCATACCGTTGATTTGGACTGGTAGCGGTGCTTCCTGCGAAATGGTAACGCGAGGATCACGGCTGTAACCAAGCACGCGAAACTCCTGCTTGCCTGTGACCGGAGTGTTACCGCTGCCAATAGAATGTGTAACTGTTCTAAGCTGTAGGCTTGTGCCATTAACCGACACACTCAAAGTGTCATAAAGGTCAAGTACAACTTTAGTTATTTTGCGCGGCTCACCAGTCAGTGGCCCACCTTGAACCTGTGCATCGAATGGCAATGTTTTAATCTCAGGTGTGTATTTGTAGCCAATCTGTGCTGAAACAGACGTTGGTTTAACAGCACTAACATCTACTTGCCCACCAGCTACAGTGAATGCGCCAAGATATTCAGTGCCATCAACAACCTCTACCGTTGCTCCATTAGCAAAATGACCAGCAACGCTGAACACACCAGCAGTTCCAGTGAAGTCATCACAGAAATCCATGTTCATTGTTACGTTAAACTTTTCCATAAACAGCTTGTCAGTGCCTGATCCATCATCACGAACTGTGCAGACATAAACATCCTCGCCCACAGAACAAACAGAATGGAACCTGCCTTCAGTTGTCCAACGCATCCAGCCAGCACGCTGCTCTGATCGCAGACTATGGAATATGGCTAATTCACCATTATCCATTAAGAAGAACCCATACGCCCCTGGTCTTGCTAACGCGCCCTGCACAACAGCAAGCTGAATCGGGTTGCTTACAAGATGAGATGAAAGCAAAGAGATGGTGTTAGATGTGTAAGCACCTTCAGCATCAGTATAAAGATACTCTCTTACTGCTGTGCCAGTTGCTTGCGTAAACAATGTCGCACCATCAACAGACTGCGGTCTCATATACCCACTGCCAACAGGTGTCTGAATTGATAGCTTGGCTTTAGCTGGTGTTACCGGAGCGTCTTGGAACGCAGGTACATAGAATTCACCTTGCGATGAAAAGACTTGCAGGTCACGGTTTGACACAAGATGTCGGATCTCATTAGTCACACCCACGTTTGCGTCAAGATCAATGGCATCGCCATCTTCTGCGTCACCAAGATCAAAGTTATAATAATAACCAGTGCGTGATGCCCACAAACCATCAGGCTGGCTAGGCGTGCCGCCAAACCACAAACGATCCTCATGGAATGTAACAGCCTGCGGGAACCCACGAACAGTGCTGTATGATTGCTCATACCATTCTGTTGTTGGTGCAGCAGACTTAATTACTGGTGAGCCACCGCCATCAACCTCAGATGTAGCAGATGAGCCTGCAGTGAATTCATAATGGTTAGCGTCAATGATGCGGCTAATCGTGCGTGCGCCATTAATGTTGCCTGCAGATATACCGCCAAGACCACCAGCTTCAGCAATAGTAATAGATGCGCCAACCTGCATACCATGCTGTGCATGCGTTACTTCAACTTTGTTAGACCCATCCTTTGTCTTCAAAGCATCTGGATCAAGCTGCGTTTCAAGATCACCAAAGATAGCGGCTGTTACCTGAGTGGGAGATGTGTACCCACTAATAATTGCTTCAGCTTCACCAATCAAAAGACGCACGCCAACATGCCCAGCCGTAAAGTAAGCTTGGCTGGTTGTTAGCGTTACGATGTTGCCATTGATTGCACTCGATGAGATCGTAACCCCAGCCGGTTGGAAATTGTAATAAGGCTGATAAACACGGTTGCCATCAAGAGATTCTTCAAACTCAAAAAGCCGTACCTCAAATGAGGTCAGGCCAGTACGCACAAGCTGCCGACAGAGAAACTCTCTATGGCAGATAAACATAAAGTCACCCTTTTGAGAGTGCGTTAGCTGAAGAATATTACCATCATCAATAGGCAGAGCGTTGCCGTCAGTATCAGCCGTAATGGTCTGTGCATGCGACAATACCCCTGTTGCGGGATCGATGATGAAACAATCGATCTGTCCATTGGAGAAAGCCACAACATATTTTTCATCATCCGAAAAGATAAATGGTTCTAATTTGATTTGCTGCGCAAGTGCAGAATTGTAGGTCTGCGGAAAGTTGTAAACACGCTCCATACCTGCACGATTAATCACACCGCCTTCTGCACGAATGACAAAGTTCTTTACGCTTTCGGCAGCAGAAGTGTAGACAGGGCTGTCAGTTCTTGAGGTTAATGAAGGGCTTACTTCGCCAAAAGAAAAGTTATTTAACGGTACTCTTACTCTCGCCATTAACTTCGCCTATCAGTAATAAACCTCGATGTGACCAGCTTGCGTGTTGTTTGCTGTTGACTGTCTAATGTTTTGGCTTGCTGCATTAAACGTGCAGCCTTGTTCTCAAACATAGTTGCCATCTGATCGTCTCTGGCGATGCCAAGCGCAAAGGTAGCAGCTAGGGCATATTCAACAGCGAGTGTGAAATAGCTAGGCCAGTCTTGTTCACCGGCACGAAATGTGTAATCAGCTACAAGAATCTCAGTCGTACTTGAGTCGCTGTAAACCTTGTCGCCATAGATATTGTATTCAATCATCTTGTCGCTGCTTGTAACGGCATGAACCATCAATGTGCCTGATGGCAATTGATGCGCACGATCCCAGCGGCCAGTCGGTTGTGCAGTTAAAAGATTAAGCTGCGACTGGTTGGTAGCAAAACGCCAACGACTTGCACACAACGCTGTACGCACTGTGTCTTCATATACGTTATTTGCAACAAGAGCCTCGGTAGACGAGGCTGTGAATGATGTGATTGGGTCTGCCCCGATCAACACCAGTGCGCGTGCTGCGACATCAATATCTGAATTTGCTGCTGTTGGCATATAGTTAGCGGGGGGCTTATGCCCCCCGCCTCCTTACTTAGTTGTTATCAAGAAGCTCATAGACACCGTTGTCGTTAATCACGACTGCGCCCATGGACATCATTGAAGTAGCCAAGTGTGCTGCCTTCTCAGGAACATAGTTGATCTCTGTTTGAACATCAGCATTGATGCCAAGACCAACAGCAGATGTGTGGTAAGCAATGTTCTTACCAGCAGTCACTGCAGATGTTGAGAAGATCTTGAAGCCAAGGAATTGCTTCATGGTCATGCCGCCTGCGAATGGCAGGTTCTGATCACCAACATAGTCGCTTGATGCAAACTCGTTGATGTTGAACAGATCTGCATAAGCAGCAGGGTGCATAGCAATGTAGCGTCCACCGTCTTCTGGAATGTCAGCAGAACCGAAAGTCTCGAACAACTCAAGAAGATTGGCCTTGCTAACAGCAGTTGCAGTTGAACTGATCTGTGTTGCGTTTGCGCCAGCATCCATTGCTGTGTAGAGAATTTCGTCAGTCTTACGACCAAGTGCAGATGCAGCAGAAGTAGCTACAGCCTGACGCTCATCGATGTTGACCTTCAGTTCATCGAGCTTGTCGATGTACTCTGGTGCATAGAAGTCAGCCATTGTGGCTTCTACGTTTGTATGTACCAGTTCCATTGGAGTTACGTTGCCGTTACGAGTCTTCGTAGTTGCCGCACCTGCGCCAATCTTTTGAAAACGAACTACACTTCCACGAACATTACCAGCAGTACGAACAGTGTTCCGAAGCTTGGAACCCATACGCTGATACGCCAAGTGTACTTCTGACTCGAACTGTTTGATAAATGCGATATCAATTGTATTCGCCATTTGATTCAGTCCTCATTACAAAAGTTAAATTTACACCTTCGGTTGTCCGTTTCGCTCGTCATCCAGTTGTCTCATGGCGAGGCTGTCGGTTAGAAACAGGCCGTATGCTATTCAAATGTCACTTCTATGTTTGGAGCGCAACGCACAAAACGGACGCAGGCAAAGCCGTTAATCTTTACGACATCTTCACCGAACATAAAGTCTAACCAATTCAACCAGTTAAGAGTTTTGGTGTGATCGATTGGCACGACATTTTCAAGCACATCCCAATCTTGCGACATGTAGTCCAGCATCTTTTTTGTGAGTGGCAAAAACTTACGCGGGTGCTTGTCAATCATGTCAGTGCCAAGCAGCCAGATTGATCCTGTCTTGAATCCATCTTCGGTACTGATAGGCACAACGCCAAACATACAAACCGGCACATCCTGATAGAGTGCAGTCCATGTGACAGCATCGCTTCTTTTAAGAGGGTAGTGCAACGCCCGCCAAGGCGTTGCACCATGAATCATGCACTCCCGCACATCTGTCAGCCTCAGATGATTTTGCAGATAGTCAGCATGATCCAGAGTAGAGTTTGTTATCCTGATGTCACCATCATGATGAAAGTCTTTAACGGTAGACCTTGGAAAAACCTTCTTCGACTTTGGCGACATATGCTGGATCTCTCTTAGTTGGGTTCCAATAACGCGGATCTTGCATCATTGATCGCAATTCATCTTCGCCCATAGACTGTGTAGGCTGACCAGTAGATGACATTTGTGCTTGGCCGGTGTTACGCATGATATGCTCTAAAGCTTCAATGCCTTTGGCTGACGAGCCAAGCTGCAGCACAGCATCAGACATATCATCAGGAAAGAATTTGTTAGCCCACAGTTCAACAGACTCAATGCGTGCATCAGCATTTTCGCCTAGCTGAACGCGCTCTGCATCAAGGTCAGGCTGCATAGAGTTATAAAACTCCATGTACTTCTGAATGCCTTCATCAAACTTTTCCTGCCCAAAGCCCTGCTCATGAGAGTGATCTGCCCACCATTTGAATAGATCATTGTCATTAACCAAGCCCTCATCCAAACCTTCTGGAACTTCATAGCCACCAGATGTTTCTGGACGCTCGGCATATTTTGCGGCTTCAATCTCTTGCTTGACTTCAGCACGAATAGCCTCCTCGCCCTGACCTAGCTTAGACTCTAATGCTGAGTAAGATGCTGCCATATCTTCCGGCGATTTGAATTTCTCCGGCAACCATTCTGGCCTATCTACGGCTCCAGATTGGCTACCGTCAACAGGTGCTTCGGTAGCTACAGTAGCTACTTCTACATTATCTGCTTCATCCATTTTGTTTCATCCTTTGTGCGTGTGAAATACGGCGTTCAATAACGCCAACTAAATACCGCTGCCCTTCGAGGTGGCGCAGTTCGGCATCACTTGCATTCGGCCCTTGAACAGATTCAATGGTAATCGAGCGCAAGTATTTCAAAACCTCCTTGCCTGTGGGGGTTTTGAAAACACTGTCTATGTCTTTTGAGATACGTTGGTCTTCAGTTGGTGGGCGTTGAAACCCATCAAGACCGAAGTAGGTTTTCGACATCAGGTACTTCACCTTGTTGTTGAGCCTGCGCATACTGCTGTGCAGCTTGTAATAGCTGTTCACGCTCAACCTTATCCCTGACAAGTGTGTCAGGAACGCCAAACTTCTTGGCAAGATATACCGCAACGTCTTCTGAATTAATCAGAATGTTTAATGTCTCCGGCCCGAAGCTAGTGCCTACAAGCTGGAGATACCGAGATACGGCTGAGATATCTTGGTTGGCCTGTGCCTGCGCAAGCGGCGACACAGAACGGATCTTGACCTCGCGGCCATTGATAGAAGGCAGTTCGATCCGACCCTGCTTCTTTAAAATATAAACAACACGTTGCAATACTGGCTGCACCATCTCTGCCTGCAATCTACCAAAGGCAGATCCAATGCGGCGAGACAGGTCAGCCATGCGCTCTGCAACCTCTGTTGCGCTTGCGGGTGTTTTGTTAGGGTCGCCTAACATATCATTGTAAAGCGCACGCTTGATGTTGCTGCGCATGTCGTTCAAGACAATGTTAGCCACATCGAAGTTTCCTGCGTTCTGAATAGGCTGTAAACCCATAGAACCCATGGCTTTTGGAATGATGGTGCCAGGGACTAGGTTGATGGTATCTGTGTTGATAATGCCGTCATCATCCATCTGATAGATGCCTGAGATAGCCATCTGTGCATTCTCCAACACCAACTCGATTGTGAGGTTGGTAGTCTTGATAGCAGACAAAGCATTGATCAGTGGGCCACGTCCGTAGATTTCGCCTGATGCTTTTGACCAACGGAAACATACAAACGGATTAGAGCCAGTGCCACGGAACTGCTCATAAAAGATAATCTCTTTGTCAGTCTCATTAACAACATAGAAGTCAAAACGATCTTCATTAGGGTTGTCGTAGTTCTTACATACAACCTCTAAGATCTTTGTTTTTGCTTCTGGCTGCGTGCTGACTGCTCTTAGAGTCTTTTCTCCAAGCACAGCTTTTGGATACGCAATTGGTATTGAAGCATTCTTGACATCGCGTGACCGATATATGTGGTCAATCTGATCGTCAGGGCCAGTGTCCAGATACACGCTTGGTAAAGGGATTGCATTAAAACGAACAGGATTGATTGCGTTACCTTCTTCAACCAGTAACACGCCTGTTCCCACAGCCAAGTCCATGAAGCTTTCATGGATTTCCTGACCGAAGTTAGAGTTCTGAATAACCTCGAAAACATAATCAGTCACCTCATCAAGCTGGTTATTAACTTCATCCTGTTGCTCTGGTGGTATTTCAGAACCAGCAATAAAATCAGCCCAGCGTGCGAAGTTAGGCACAAGGCCAGACTGCAGCCGTGATGCAAACTCCTGCGTGCCTACAACAGCAGACTCATCAAAGATCTTGTCATCGCGCCTCTGCCCAGCAACCTCATGAAAGAAAGATTGCCGCATAGGGAGTGCGTATTCATAGCACTCCTCGAACAATGGCTCGAAGTTCAAACGCTCAGTTTTAGCGCGTTCATATCTTTCAAGCAGAAGATTGGCTGACTTTTCGTGCATTACAGAGTCTTGTCGTAATAGCCAAGACCGCCCTTGCTTCCTGTCAGCAATGACTTACGAGAAGCACCGCCACCAATCCGCTTAGACTTTGCAGTATCTTCTAACTGCTTTGCCTTGTTTTCCTCAGTCTTGCGCTGTTCTTCTTTACGCGCGTTTTCCTCTGCAATCTTCTCATCTTCAGAAACTGCAGGCTTACTGCTACCGCCACCCATACACATAATAAAATCTCCTTCTAGTTTTTCACTACACCCTGCATTAATGCAGATCAACGCACAAAACTACATCCTAGACCACAGACCCTGACGGCGTGGCTTTGGCTTGCGGCTGAATACATCAAACTCTCTTGTTGCTTGAAACGGTTTGGTCTGCATAGAAAGGTTAGACATGATCTGCCTACCCTCACCTGCGCCCAACATTAGATACTGCAGAGCATCATGCACATGAGAGAAATGGTTCTTGTCAGGTTTGTCAGCATAACGCTCACCAGATACCTGCATGCGCTTGTACTGATAGCCACCTTCAAAGCCCTTAATAAGCGTGCGGCAGCGAGGATCGATCAAGAAGCCAGACAGCCCTTCGATCATTCTACCAAGCGGTGCAGACACAGACTCCAAGCGCAGCGACACATCATTCGAGGGTGCTGGCCTTGCATATAGACCGCCACCACGCAAGATCTGAAACGGCGTAGACTCATCAGTCTGTGCGCGGAAATCGCCAGCCGGATCACCAAAGATAATAACTTCGTTGCCTGCATAGCGTGTGGCAATCTCATGCCGCAGCACTTCAGTAAACCTGACGATGCCCATGTCAAACGCCACCAGTTCCTGCAGCACCAGCCACCTGCCTCTAATCTTTTGTCCTATGGCAGCAGCAGGCGTTAATCCAAAGTCAACGCCGATATGCACAGGCACGCCAGCAGCCACAGGTATTTCTTCTTTGGCTATGTGAATATCAGGGGCAAACATCGCATAGACAGGCTTGCCGTCTTTTATGCTGCCTAGTTTGTTCATCACATACACATCGATCCAGCTTTTGGTTTTGCCCTGCACAATGTTGGGATAATAGTCCTTCCGCATGTTGGCGCAGTTCTCTGCGAGTTCGTTTGGAACGTAACCGGCGACTTCGCCTTCTTCGTTCTTCTCCTCGCGCATTCCTGCTGGTTGCGTGAAGAATTCCCAGTTGTCTGGCTTTACCAGCATTCTTGCTTCTTCGCGTCCAATATGATCTGGAATAGGAACCTCGCCCGACATTATAGGCCACCAATGATCTTCCTCCGGCGCGTTGGTATCACAGATAACGCCAGTCCATGTGCAGCCGCCATCCTTCATAGAAGGGAAACGACCAACACGCATGGTGCAGGCATCGATGATAGACTTAGGAATCTCGCGTGCTTCGTTGACCCATATGCCGGTCAACTCCAATGACAATAGTTTCTTGACATCTTCTGGCCTATCTAATGCTAAGAACAGAACCTCAAGATCTAAATCATTTACTTTGATGTGATGCGTATACGGCACAACCCAAGAGAACTTGCCCCACTGTTCTTCTGGAAACCAGTCAAGCCAAGTTTTAATGGTTGTGGTTTTAAGCTGCGGGTTGGTGTTACGGATAACAGCCCAGCGGCTGCGCCTGACACCATCCTTGTTTGGCTCCTGCTGTAATGCGCGGCGAAACAATTCAACGCAGCAACCAACAGACTTGCCCGAACCAACAGGGCCACGCAGGCCACGAAAGAATACATCAGACTTCATAAAAGTCTTCAGTACATCTCCGTCTGGTTTGTATTTAAATTTGGTCAACCTTTAGATCCTTGCCGCGCTTGATCATCTGAGCAACAACCTCTGGTGCAATCACAGAGATAATCTTGTCAGCTTCGTAGTCGGTCTGGAATTCATTCGGATGGTGACGCATGTGTACCTTGCGCACTACACGGCGCAACAAGTCACGCTCCTCTTTCTTGAGGGTGTGCAGAAAGCTCATTTCTTTTTAAAGCCTTTTTTCATTGCGCTATAAGACTTGGCCGACACAGTGCTGTTTGCTTTTGAACGTGATGTGCCAGCTTTTTTGCGTGCATTGATGTTGTCGTACAGACCTTTTTTCTTTGTCATACTTTCAACCTAACTCTTTTCTTTGCAGGCTTCTTGGCAGTGTAGGCTTCATTGATCTCAGGCGTTGCAGGATCGTCTGCCTTAAAGCCGCCATCATCTTCGCGTGCGCGTTCAATCTGATGGTCTTCAATAGGCCAGCAACGGACGCTAGCCTCAGTCAATGTCGCGCCAGTCTTTAACCTGCCATCAGGCATTGAACAGACTGCACCTTCATAGATGCTGCCATCTCCAAGTTTATACTTCATGCTGAACCCTTCTTTGCTTTGTTACGCTTGCTGATTGCTTTGCCCTTGCGTACAGCGTCAGACTTCGAGGATGCACCCCAAGCAATCAACGACTTTAATAACCTTGTAGGCTTGCCCTTGCTGTCACGCTCTGGCCCCTTTGCTGCGCCCATGCGCTGCAGGAAGCTGGCGCGGCGAGGGTTGTCGCCTGACTTGACTGGTGGCTTGAGCGTGCCGCCTTTGTAAGAGGCGCGACCTTTGGCGTTAAGACCACCTTTGGGGTTCTTGCCTTCTTTGCGTGTCCATGCTGGTGTCTTTGCCATTATGCACTAAACTCCGAGAACGCCTCATCTTGACCGGCCTGCATTGCATCGCGCTTTGCAAGCATCGATTGCTTTGAAGCAGGTAGCGGTATGTCTACCGTTCTTTCTGGTTTCGATTGAGGAAGCGGCATTGATGCTTCTGCAGCTTGTGCTTCTGTGCTAAAAATACCCAAGAAGCTGTCAAACAAATCTTTACGCTTGTTTGTCATCGGGCCACGAAATGCGAAGTCAGTTGCGCCTTCTGGAATGTCGTCATCATAATCGACATCAATAACCGCAGGCTCATTAGGAATAGCAATCCTAACCTTCAGCGCATCTTCATCATCTTGATTGTCAGGCATAAAGAATTCACCACCAAGATGAGCGATCTTGTGCATGCCCTCACCGCTTAAACCATGCTTCTGGTATAGCGACAAACCTTGGCTAATGTAGTCACCCATACTAGGTGCTTTGCCAGTTTCGTTTGTAAATGCTGTCTCAAACTCAGGCGGGAAATCATAAGGATCATGATCAACGATTAGTTGACCATCTTCACGCTTAATGCGGAACGCACCTAATGTGTTGTTTATTACATCAGCCATAGTGTTGGCATCAAAGTCTTTGTAATAATCACCAGCTACATCGAACACATCACGCACGTTCTTGTAACCAATGGATACAGATTGACCTTCTTCTAGGTTGCCAGCATACCTGTCAGCAACTAAGCGTAGAGTTTCGAGATACTCACCTGATACATGTTCTTCGGTAATGCGCCGCTTGTCCGATGGGAAGAAAGCTGGCGTAGCAGCGTTCAGCATCCCACGCAAATAGAACGTGTAATACTCAGTATTCTTCATCCCAAAAGAACGCAGCATTTCATCTAAGTTAGGCATATGACAGCGTTACTAAATAATTGCTATACCCTCAACGCACAAAACCATGTCATTGTTCCTGTGTGATACCAGCCTCGCTGCTGCAATACCCAGAACAAACCCTCTTGCACTTCCACCATAGGCAATAGCTTAACAAGGGAATTGCGTGGATACTTGATAGGAACGTCAATGCTAATGATGTTGTCGTGCCTTGTAAGGATTGCGCCATTAAGAGCCAACGCAACTCTAGCTTCACTGTTGCCAAACATATAATCACTGGCAGGCCATACAAGCATCACAGGCTTGGTATAATTATCGATTGCTTTGTTGACGACCTTAGAGGCTAAAAAAAAATTACTCTCACGCTTTTCCTTATGCTCAGAGTAAAGGGCAATATGTTCAGCAGCCACCTCTGGGTATATTGGATAAGCCAGTGCAGACATAATTAGACCAAGAGCATATATCTCCACCAAATTATATGTGGAGTAGTTCTCTGAGCTTACCTCTATCTTGTTTAACTCGTTAAGCCGATAAAACCCAACGCTGACAAACAACGACAAACAAACAACGATAACTGCAACGATCCTCATGATGCATATATGCTACCGAACCTTTGTGGCTTTTTTATGAGTGATAGGCGGGGTCGAGGGGAACCCACTCGGTTTTTGACCCCCCCCTCAACTCAGATCGATTTGCACAGAGATGTCGCCCGCGTGAAGGTGCATGTGTCGCTCAGGGGCTTTGAAGCCAGCCCTGTCCAAGATATCCTTGCTCGCTTCCAGTTGCACGTACTCACTCTTAGCCCCTTGAGCGAGGCGCACCAAGCGCGCCGCGGCTGTCGTAGCGTTCAAGCCAAGCGTTTCCGCAACCCTCTGCATCATGTAAGCTTGCACATGCGGCAACCGCAAAGTCTTGCTGGCTGTCACTCTCCCGCTATCACCGCTGGCATAACCGGCTTCATGCGCGGCGTCTTTGATACTACACCCAGTTGCTACAAGGGTATCCACTAGCCGAGCTTGTTTGTCGGTTATTGCTAGCTGTTTCTCACTCATCTTAACCTCTCAGTAAACCCCCCCCTGT